ATCTACGAAAGAGCCATCATCAAAAAAGCAACAGTAGGAGATCTCGGTGCAGAGGTTGATTTCGGAAACCAGCAAAGAGTGCCCAGCATCCTTAAGTTCCGGGCAGAACCGGAATCGACTCCTACAGTGTTCACGTCGCAAAATGTGAGAGTTAGGAAGATAGGAAACGGATACAGGTATCTGGGAAAGCAGAAGTCCTACAACGTCCGGTCATCTCAGTGGAGATCGGGCGGAATGACAGCCTATAGGGGAGCGTTTATCGCCACAATGGGATCCGGAAGAAAAGGAATGTTTATTCGTACCGGACAGAAAACGGCTAGTGGCAAGGATAAGCTCCGTCAGATTTTAGGTTCGACCGATAGAGCCATGGTCAGAAATGAAAAGGTTTATCCGGAAGTAGCACCAAAGATCAGCGAAAGGCTCAATGAGCAGGTGCAAAAGGCGCTTGCGAAGGCACTGGGAGGGCGATAAATGGAAATGAATACAAGAGGAAGGGTTCCGGCTTTCCTGCAGATGTCTCTGGCAGAAGAGATACGCAGGATAACAGCAGGAATGACCTTCAAGCAGCCAAGAAAGGCAGAAAGAATCCCTCTTCAGGTCTTTGAACAGGCTCTGCCGATTCCATCCGCAAGCAATGAAGCTGTAGAAGAGGAGTCCATAGCATATGTGGAGGAAGAGGCAGAGGAAGCTATATTCAAGTGTCCCTGGTGTGTAGTAAGGATTGATTCCGGTAGCATTCAAGGGCCGAATGCAAACGTAGAGGTGCTGGTGGGGATTGAATTCGGAATATTCGACGATGATCCCAAAAATCAGGGTCACTACGATGTTGAAAACCTCATATGGAAGGTCTATGAGCGCTTCGCAAAGGATCCTATCCTTGCAAAGCAATACACCTGCCAATGTGATTTTAAATTCGGACACCAGGATTCCGATACTAATCCCTATTATTTCGGCGCCATATCCATGACATTTGAGTATCCGGGAATACAGAGAGAAAGCGGAGGAATATATCTGTGAGTAAAAAAAGAACATCAGCTGCAGCAGCTGAAACAATAAATACAGCCCAGAACGAAGTCGAAGCCGTGATGTATATAGGCCCGTCTTTCAAGGGCGTAACAAGCAGGACGATATTCAGAAACGGCCTGACACCTCAGCTGGAGGAAGCAGTCGGCAAGACACCGGCAATCAAGCTTCTGATCGTCCCTATATCTAAGTTAGCAAAGGCACAGCTTGAGCTGGCAGATAAATCATCTGCAAGAGCGACCGCTTATGCCGTTGCACTAAAAGCATACACATAAAGGAGGAAGTAAGTTATGTCTTACAATCATAAGAATTCCACGAGAGAAGTCTCCACACAGCTGACCACTCCTGTCGTGGCAACGGCAGGTCTTCAGGTCGTAATCGGTACAGCTCCGGTAAATCTCGCAGAGAATCCAATGGCTGTGACAAACAAGCCAGTCATCGCATACAGCTTTACAGAGGCTTCAAAGCTTCTCGGCTATTCCGATGATTTTGCGGATTACACACTTTGCCAGTCAATGGATGCATCATTCAGAGTGTTTTCTGTCGCTCCGATCATCTTTATCAATGTACTTGATCCGACAACTCACACAAAGAGCTATACAGGCTCAGCCGTTGCCATTACAGACGGTGTGGCTACCATCAAGAGCAAGGGCATCCTTCTCGATACACTTGCATTAGAGACTACAGCAGATCCGGCTGTGAAGCTCACTAAGGACGAGGACTATCTGGCATCTTTCGATTCCGAGGGAAATGTGCTTATCACAATCCTCGATACAGCCAAGACCACAGGACTTACAGCTGTAAATGTTACAGCAACACAGCTCGACCCGACAAAGGTAACAGCTGCAGACATCATCGGCGGATATGATGCTCTTACAGGCAAGGATTCAGGTCTCGAGGTTATCAGACAGATCTATCCTACACTTGGACTTGTTCCGGGTCTTATCCTCGCTCCGGGATGGTCACATATCCCGACTATAGCAGCCGCAATGAAAGCAAAGTGCGAGGATATCAACGGGCTTTTCACTTGCGAGAGCGTCATCGATATGAGCACTGTGACAACAAAGGTTTACACAGGACTCAAGACTGCAAAAGAAACTCTCGGAATAATCGACAAGCACGCAATCCTGCTCTGGCCAAAGCTTAAGCTCGGCGATAAGGTGTATTATTTTTCAGCGCTTTGGGCGCCAATGACAGCCTACTGTGATGCTGAGCATGGAGATGTGCCTTATAAGTCTCCATCAAATGAGCTCCTCAGCGTATCTGCAGCAGTCCTCGAAGATGGTACAGAGGTCATCCTTGATAACGACCAGGCAGCTCTTGTCAATTCCTACGGTATCGTTACCGCAATCAATGACCAGGGCTGGAAGGCATGGGGAAACAACACATCCATCTTTCCTACATCAACGGACCCGAAGGACAGATGGATCGCATGCCGCCGGATGATGTCATGGTATCGTAATCACTTTATCCTTACATACAAAAGTAAGGTTGACGACCCGATCAATCCAAGACTCGTCGAAGCATTAGTGGATTCCGAGAATCAGTATCTCAATTCCCTCTCATCCTCAGGTTCAATCGCCGGAGGAGAGATCAGCTACAGCGAAGCTGACAATCCGCCTTCAAAGATCCTTAATGGAGAGGTGCACTTCGGAACAAAGATTGCATTCTACACACCTGCAGAGTGGATTGAGAATGTCATCGAGTTTGATCCTACACTGCTTCGTAACGCGCTAACAGGAGGTAATGAATAATGGCAAATAAGATCACAGCCTCAATGATCCCTGAGGTATTAAACAATTTCAAAGTATACAACGGCGATGGAGATGAGTATCTCGGAATCACAGGTGAGATGTCCATGGCGGAGCTTAATGCAATTACGGCATCCATCAGCGGTGCCGGAATGTCAGGCACTTACGATGTCCCGGTAGTAGGTCATTATGACTCTATCTCACAGGTGATCCCTTTCCGTGTGCTCGAAAAGAGCGCAGCATCGATCATGAACACCATGAAGGTGGCAAGACTCAATATCAGAGGAGCTATCCAGTGCACAGATAAGGGCACCGGAGTTTCCGAGATGGTGGGATTCAGATATGTCTGCGGTGGCAGATGCACATCATTCAATCCCGGCACAGCTCAGCCCGGACAGCCCATGAATAGCTCTGCAACCATCAATGCGACCTACATCCTTGTCGAGGTAGGCGGTGAGAAGATCATTGAGATCGACAAGCTTAACAATGTGTGCAGGATTGACGGTGTCGACCTGTTGGAGCAGGTAAGACGTCTCTGCTGATAAAGTGAGGTAAAAAGGTTATGAAAAAGAATGTTGAGAATACAGGCAAAGGAGTCGCTGAAAAGGCGGCTCCTTCGTCTTTAAATGAAGAGCAGAAAATCAAGGAGATGATGACATTTAAGTTATCAAAACCTTTTAAATATGACGGTGAGGAAATCACCGAGATAGATATGAGTGCAATGCTTGACCTATCAGCAGGCGATCTTGTGCAGATCGACAGAGAGATGTTGAGACTCGGATACACCGGGACAAGGTATGAGCTGACAAGACAGTATGCCATGCTGGTAGCGGCAAAATGCATGCATAAGCCGGGAGACTTCTGCGACAGAATGGATGCAAGAGACTCCATCAGGCTCAAAGAGTATGTAGTGACTTTTTTCTACGCCACAGTCTAAATCCGGGCGAATTAGACATCATAAGGCGGATAATCGCCCTGATATCTCTTAAGACAGGAACGTCTCTGCAATATCTTTACGACATGCCGATAGACGAGCTGGATGCGCTGACAAAGAGCATCCTTGATGTCAATAAGAGAAAGAAAAAGAAATAGTCAGTGAGGAGTTTGAGAAATGGCAGACAGTAAATATAAGCTTGCCCTGCAGATCGTCGGTATGGTGGACGCATCACTTGGCAAATCAGTTCAGTTGACAAAAAAACAGATGCGAGATCTTGCCAAAGCCGCAGCAGATGCATCGAATAAGACTGTATCAGTGTCAGAAGCATTTCAAAAAGCTTCTCCTGGCATTGATACTATGTGGGGAGGCCTGACAAAGGCAGCAGGCACAGCAATGCAGGCCATGGAAGCGGCAGCAGGACTCACATCTGTCGCAGGACTTGCGGCTATAAAGACAGGCTCAGAATTTGAGTCAGCCATGTCGTCATGGGCAGCCACGGCGTCGGCAACAGAAGCTCAGTTCGAACAGGCGAGACAGGCGGCCATGGAAATGGGAAGAACAACATCAAAAACCGCCACAGAGTCCGCTAATGCCCTCGAATACATGGCATTGGCCGGATGGTCGGTTGAAGACTCAATTAAGGGCCTTCCCGACGTTCTGAGACTTTCCGAAGCCACAGGACTGGAGCTTGCAAGGACTTCCGATCTCGTTACGGATTCGATGTCAGCGACGGGTGAAACCGTGGATGATCTCACAAGGTTCTTAAATGTTGCGGCTCAGGCAAACAATAAATCAAATCAGACTGCCGAAATGCTCATGGAGGCATGGATAGGAGTCGGCGGTACCATGAAAAACCTCAATGTCCCAATAGAAGAATCTGCGACAGCCCTGGGAATACTCGCCAACAGGGGTATCAAGGGTTCAGAAGCCGGAACCGCACTGAATGCCGTAATGGTCAATCTGACCACCGGATCAGGAAAAGCAGGAAAGATGATGGCCAAGCTGGGAATCTCAGCATTCAACAATGACGGCTCATTCAAGGGACTCAAGCAAACTCTCCTGGAAGTGAACGAAGCAGTGAGTGGAATGAGCGACGAAGAAAAGAACCTCGCACTTTCTGCTCTTGGCGGAAAACAGCATATTGATGCGCTGAATGACCTTTTATCAGGCTTGAACACCACAGCTGCAGACGGAAAGATAGAGTGGGATTCCCTTGCAGATGCTCTCGAGCATAGCGATGGTGCACTTGAAAAGATGGCGGCCAAGAAGATGGACAACCTCCAGGGCGACATGAAGATAGCCACATCGGCAATGGAAGACGACCTTATCCGCCTTTATGACACCTTCAAGGATCCTCTGAGAGAAGCTGTCCAGACAGGAACACAGTATATCTATCAGTTTGGTGATTATCTCGAGAATACAGTATCAAAGGCTATCCCGACTGTAAGAAGAGAGCTCCTGGACGGCAAGGATGCACTCCTTGAATTTACGGATCCTCTTATTGCAACAGGTAAGTGGCTCATTGATAACGGGGATAAGACTGTAGGTGTGATTGTAGGCATAGCTACAGCTATAACCACACTAAAAGTCGCAAAAGAAGTCAATAACGCATTAATGGGACAGAATGGAATCATGGCTTTTGTCACAGCGATGGGATCAAATCCTGCCGTGATGGCGATAGGAGGACTTACAGCCCTTGCAGGAGCTGTGGCAGGTATCTATACGGCCGAAAGAATAGCTGCAAAAAAAGCAGAAAAAGCGAACCTCGCAGAGCATTTCGGCACCATGACATTATCGCTCACAGAGCTTAAAGATGTAGCGACGGATATCCTCGGCAGAGGTGTTATTCAAGACCTTTCCAATTCGATGGAAGAGCTGGGAAAAGTCTCTGATATATCCAAAAAACTGAAAGATACGCAGAAAGTCATCGAGAAGATGACATGGAAAGTAAATTCGGGAGTGGTTCTTAACGACACAGAGAACGCAAACCTGAAATCAGCTATAGAAACCCAGGTTAAAGAAAGCTTGAATCTGGTTGAACAGGCTAGATATACCGCTCATGTTTCGGTAAAAGCAATGTTCGGGGACGAAAGCGAAACCGGATCCAATCTGTTGACGGAACTAGATGGTTTATATGACAGCATCAACGCAGAAGTTTCGGCACTGGGAGAAAAGTTAGGAAAAACGTATAGCGATGCGATGGAAGACGGCATCCTCGACACGGATGAAGCTAAGCTTATTCAGGAACTGCAGGAGCAGCTTGCGAATATTACAAATCAGGTTGCGCAGGCTCAGTCAGAGGCACGTCTCCAGCGTATTCAGCTATCATATTCGGGCAAAGAACTGGATGCAGATACATTCATGAATCTGCAGAAAGAGATATCAGATCAGATAGCTGAGCAGAGTCAAAACTACAATTCTGCATATGAGTATGAATTAGGCGCTTTAAATATCAAGCTTAATAGAGGAGAAATTTCGCAAGAATCATATGATTCGTTAAAGAAAAGTCTCGATGAACAGTTAACAGCAAATCTTGATGCGTTAAATCAAAAGGGCTTCGATTATTCCATGGATACGATTATGGAATCTTATAAGTCTGAGGTAGATGAATTTGCTGAAAAGGTTCCTGACATTTTGAATGAAGCGTTACAGAAAATGCAGGGTGGCACTGATGGCATCGAGGCATTTTCGGGAACTGATCTTGTAAACTCATTTGGTGTTGATGAATCTACCAAGGACGCAATCAACACTCTACTTGATGAGATGCAGCCTCAGATTGATGAGATGCGAAGCAAGGCCAAAGAATTTGAGGATGCAGGGAAAGAGATTCCGGCATCTCTGCAGAAGGGTCTCAAAGATGTCGAAACTCTGGAAGCACTGGGCGGAGATTTTGAAGCAATATATAAAGTCCTCGATACGGCGATAGCTGAGAACAGCGAATATGAAAACACTCTGTCACAGTTAGAGAAGCAGGGCGCTATGATACCGCAGACACTGAGCGACTCTATGCGGAGCCGTAAAGATGAAATAGACAGAGCTGCAAGGCAATTAAGAACAGATGCAGCGGCAAGTTTAAAAAATGAATTCAGTGCGCCGTTCGATGTATCTGCGAACGTAAACGTGAATTTTAGGCCGATATCGACCGTATTAAGCTCGGAATCGATGAGCAAAACCGGAATCAAACACAATGCCGAAGGCTCCATCGTCAGAAGTCCCATCCTGTCATGGATAGGTGAAGGCGGAGACGATGAGGGAATCATCCCTATCAACAGATCACAGCGTGCAGCAGATCTCTATAACCAGGTAGGACAGGAGCTTGCGGCAGCAGGCAACACCGGGATAAACTCCAGTGCTAACGTGACATATGCTCCGGTCATAAACATTAGCGGAAATGCTGATGCCGAGATAGTCCAGCAGGCTGTTAAATCCGGATACAACGAATTCAAGCAGTACATGAGCAGGTTTATGCGTGATAGTGTAAGGCTCGGGTATTAAGGAGGTATAAATGGCAAAAGAGGCGTCAATATACATTACTATAGCCGGAGATACATGGGACAGCATCGCATATAAGGTATACGGCAACGAAGAATTCTGCGACAAGATCATGGATGCTAACAGAGATAGACTGGATATGCTTATTTTTCCTGCAGGAATTGAATTGACAATCCCACACAGGGATACATTTACAGGATCCAATGTGAACACGGATTTTCCGGATTGGAGGAGTGTCTTAAATGGCTGAATCAAGAAGGATAATCCCTCTCGTTTATTATGATGGGAAAGAGATAGGTCTGACGGACAGGATCGAAAGCCTGGAATATACGGATAATGATCAGGGCAAGTCTGATGAGGTACAGCTCACATTTGCGGGCGGTGCCTCTGATTGGCTTCGGATGGGTACAGAGATCGAGAAAGAGCATAATCTGGAAGTGCTTATGACATTCACCCATTGGAACAGTCCGGGAAGCTTCGACAATTACCATGTGGGTAATTTTACCGTCGATGATATAACCTTTTCGGGCCCTCCGAGTGTGGGAGTGGTTAAAGGTATATCGATTCCGGCATCCTCCGGCTTTCAAACGGTCAAAAAGTCTCAGACCTGGAACAATGTATCGATAAAACAGATTGCCATGGAGAAGATGGCAGAATACGGCATGACAGCCTTGTTTTACAACGCAGAGGAGACCATCCTCGAAGTAGTGGAACAGGCTGAACAGACGGATTCAGAGTTTTTATACGACCTCTGCAAGCAGCAGGGGCTTTTCATCAAGATTTATAAAGTCGGCTTCGTAATATTCGATAAAAAGATTTATGAGTCAAGAGGCGTGAAAACAACATTTCACCCGAAGGACATCGAATCCTATACATGGAATTCCACCCTGGTCGGAACATATACAGGAGCGACTATTGCATATACTAATACGGATGCGAAAAAGAACACTTCCGTAGCAAAAAAGGAAAAAGCGGCACAAAAGGCGGCCAACGCTCAATATAATGTCACAAATTCCTATAACGCCGGCAAGATCGAGGCGGCGGCTAACAACAAAATGATCACTGTTACGGTCGGAGAAGGACCGAGGATACTGCAGATAAATGAGCATTGCGAGAATGAGTATGAAGCAAGAGCGAAGGCAGTGGCAAAGCTTAACGAGGAAAACGAGAAAGCTGTGACCATTGAATTCACCACCATACTAAACTCCGATGCTTATTTATTTGCAACAAACAATTTCCAGATCGAAGGAATGGGCAGGATGAACGGTAAATATTTCTGCACTTCCGTGACTCATTCTTTCACCGGCTCCGGACATCAGATGACAGTAAAGGGATACAAGATATTTAACAGACTGTAAGGAGGGGAACATGAAACAGGGCTCAGAAGTGAGAATCGGATATATATCCTCATACAATGCAGGGACAGGTAAAGCAAAAGTGTTCTATCCTGACAGACTTGGCCAGGTCACGCAGGAAATGAGCATCTTTGCACCATTTGGGATATCTCAGATACCGATGCCGGATGATCAGGTGCTTGTGCTCCATCTGTCAAACGGACAGGAAGCAGGATTGATTATCGGAAAGACAGTCGGGACAGGTGCCGCGATGGCCGCAGCAGGTGGAGACATTACCATAGCCGGGACAGCCGGGAGCATCACACTGTCCGATCTCATAAAGATAAAAAATAAGGTACTGTGAGGTGAAGGATGAAGATTGGAAACTGGGGAAGCGGACTTAAGTTCCAGACGTCTGATAGCAGGGTTTTGACTTTCCAACGTATGACGAGAAGCTTGTCGGTCAATACAAATAAGCACAAAGTCCTGGGCGGTAAAAAGCCGAGGCTTGAATTCGTGGGTCCTGATCTGCAGACTGTATCATTCACAATGGAACTGAACGCTCTGCTGTGCAAGCGTCCGAGAAAGGTAGAAGAAACACTTTTCCAAAGGGCTTCAAACGGAAACCACTATCCGCTTGTGATAGGTGGCCGTGTGATCCTGAAGCAGGCCATCATAACGAAGATATCATCGTCTTATGATGTTGTGCTGAAAAAGGGAGAAATCTACTCGATGAAGATAGATGTGACCATGAGTGAATACAACTAAGGAGGGGATATGCAATTCAATTTCATTTCAGAACAGGAATCTGAAGAGATAAACGATATATTGTGGTGTCTCCGGAATTTGTTCAGCGTGCCGGAGGGCTCGATGCCACTCGCAAGAGGGCTGGGGCTTAAATGGTCAGTGCTTTCGGATGTGCCGGAAGATCTCGAAAACGACTTTGCCACAGATCTGGTCGAAAAGGTGCAGACATTTGAACCAAGGGTCGAGGTCCTTAATGTGGAATTTACCCATGATACCGACAACGGAGCGGCTACGTGCAACGTGGAAATACATCTTGTAGATAGCGAGACAGAGGAGGAAGAGGAAAATGAGTAGTTCGAATTTGGCATCGATAGACGAATATCCTGATGTGTCGTTTATCGATAACCTCACCATGCAGACGCTGGAAGACAACATGGTCAAGTGGTTTATGGATAAGCGTAAAGAGCTTACCGGAAAGAGCATAACGCTGGGGGAAGCTGATGATCGCAGACTCATGTTAAAAGCAGGGGCTTATTACATATACCAGGCTTTTATGTGCACTGATAACGCAGGAAAAATGGGACTGCTTAAGTATGCGACAGGCAGTTATCTGGATAATCTCGGAGCTCTTAAAGGTGTATCAAGATTAAGGGCAGCAGGGGCAACCACCACTCTAAGGTATTCGCTGAGCGCGGCAAGAGAATCAGCTACAGGAATACCTGCAGGCAGCAGGGCCACATCCGGAGACGGTGTGTACTTTGCAACAGATGAGTATGCGGAGATACCCGCAGGAAGCTTATATGTTGACGTGCAGGCGACCTGTGAGACACCGGGAACATCCGGAAATGTTTACGGAGTAGGTGAGATCAGTAAGATGGTCGTCGGAATACCGTTTATTAATACGGTGGAGAACATCACAAAGCCAGAGAAAGGGCGAGACATTGAAACGGATGATGAGCTAAGGGAGCGGATATACCTCGCTCCGGAAAGCTATACGTCGGCTGGCTCTAAGGGTGCCTACGAATATTACGTAAGAGAATATGATCCGACCATAAAGGATGTTTACATCACATCACCAAGCGCGAGGGTAGTGGAGATCAGATGTATCCTGGCTGACGGAGCCATACCTGAAACTGAGTACATCAATGGTCTTACGGATTATCTCAACCAGGATGATGTGAAGATGCTTACAGATCATGTGGTGGTAGAAGCTCCTGAGACAGTGAGCTATAGCCTTAACTTTACTTACTACATTAATCAGTCCGACAGAGCAAAGGCGGAAACGATACAGGCTGCAGTAAATAAGGCAGTTGACGCTTATAAAAAATGGCAGTGCACAAAGATAGGCAGAGACATTAATCCGGATTACCTTGTGCAGCTCGTGAAGGAAGCCGGGGCTAAACGTGTGGTGATCACATCACCAGCTTTTACTATCATTCCTGTTGACTCCGTAGCGGCGATAAGTTCGCAGACTGTGACATACGGAGGGCTTGAAAATGATTAAATACGAGGACGGGGAATTTCTCGATCTGCTTCCTTCATTTTTTAAAGAAAAAGAGGACTTTGCGGCGATATCTTATGCATTCAAGATGGCTATAGCGTCGCTCATCATGGGACAGAAAGAGACAAAGCTTTATGCAGATATAGATAAGGTTCCGGAAGACATCCTGGACCTTATGGCACTGGAGAGCAAGGCTCCATACTACTCCGAGGATTTACCGATAGAGCAGAAAAGGGAACTTGTTAAAAACGCTATCCTGTGGCGTGAAAAAGCCGGAACAAAAAGCGCTGTCCAGGATCTTATCAGGACGCTTTTCGGAGTAGGCGAGGTTATTGAGTGGTATGACTTTGAAGGAGGACCGGGAACACCCGGAGAATTCGATATCATTACATCTGCTCCGCTGACACCGGAGCTTTTTTCAAAATTTACACAGATCATCGATCAGGTCAAAAACGAATCCTCCCATCTCAGGAGGATCCAGACTGCCCGCGAGATCGATGGAAATCTCTACCTCGGAACCGGAGTGATTGCATCCCCGAGATACGTGGTCACTCAGCTGATAAGCGACCAGGTAGATATAAATGGAAATGCTCTCGGAGCTGCCGCAAATACCGGCACACCTCGAGTAATCATAATATAAAAAAGGAGGACAGACATGGAATTTAATCCATCAGTTATCACCGAAGAGGGTCAGGCGCTGATAGCAGCAGCTCTGGCCGGAGACATTAACATCGTGTTCACGAAGATCGTGACGGGTGACGGGACACATTCACCGGCCGAGGATCTGAGCCAGCTAACTGAGCTCACAAGTCCGAAGCAGGAGTTCCCTCTGACCGCGAAAGAAATTTTAAACAGCAGCACGATCCACCTGAAGTACATCGTTTCGAATGTAAATCCGGACGGCACACCGCTTACGGTAGGCTATTATATCCGGGAACTGGGGCTCTATGCGAAATCAGACCAGGAAGGGGCAGAAGAGATACTTTATGCTGTGGCTACAGCGGTGGATGGATCAGCTGACTGGCTCCCGCCTTACAACGAGTTGCAACCGTCCACTATCACGATGGACTGGTATACGGCTGTAGGAAATGCGGCCAGCGTTACTTTGGAGACGCCAAACAGGACATACATTTACGATGACAGTACTACAGACAAGTATGTCATCGGCATAAACAACGGACTTTTATATTACGAGGAGGTTAATGAATGAGCAGAGTATATATAGCAGATAAGGAGACATTAGACCAGGTAAATACAAAGGTCTCGGCAATCCTTGCCATTGAGCAGGATGAGGACGTTTATGGATTTATAGAGCACATGGATGTGCTTTCGCCTGAAAACAGGATCGAATACATCGGTCTCAACAAGAACTTCAGCCCGATATCAGTGACCATGGGCGGAGGTTTTTCTTTAGGCGACTGGGCCAATTTCCCTCTCCTTGTTAATAACAAGCCTTATATGGTAAAGAGCGATGGTAACGTTGATTATCAGCTATCAGAAACTGACTACACAAAGAAAGCAGACGGAGAAACGGCTTCCGATGTGGCGAATGCATCCTATGACGGAGGCGCTTTCTCATGGCTTCAGAAGATCTACAAGAAAGAATACATCGTAGGATCTGACAGATACGTTAAGTTTTCGCTGACTCCAAGAGATGGATACAAAGCAGTCGGATTTATCGATGACGGCAACAGAGAGCTCGAGGGCGTATGGCTCCCAATGTTCTACGGATATATTGACAGCAATTCAAAGATGCACTGCATATCAGGAACACAGCCAGCATACAACAATCAGACATCAGCAGAGAAGACAGCCATTGATAACTTCGGAGCACGTGCGAAGTTCTTCGGCGGTCCTATCGTTGAGACTATTCAGGATCTTCTCATTCTCTGGGGCAAGACATCTGATCTTCAGGCTAAATACGGCTATGGAAACTGCGAGGGTTATGATGCATCGCTCACACCTACAATGGGCGTAAAAGCCAATGCTGTAGTTGGTGGCGGTCAGTTCTATGGCACAGATGACCATAAGAGTCTTAACAAGATCCTCCACTCACTCGTGCTCGGAACCTACAACCAGTGGCAGAGAGATCCATACACCGTATGTGTAAACGGAAGAGTAAAGGTATCAAAGAACTATGCATATGATCTGACAGGAGCTGCATATACAGATACCGGAGTTCAGTATCCGAACTCCGACGGAGGATATCCTCATAAATATGCTTCGATTGATGGATTTGGAGCAGTACCGGTTTATCCGTTCAAGGGGTCTACTGCCACAGGCGGCTGCGACAGACTATGGGTGAACCACACGATCACGGCGGTCGCCCTTCGGTTCGGTAGTTGCAACGACGGTCTGGGTGATGGCCCGCGCACGCTCGTTCTGAACTTCGTTGCCTCGAATGCCTACTGGTACATCGGCGCCTCCGTCCTTCTGCTTCCACCTGTTGGTGCGTCACCGGACGCAGCATAAGGGGGACCGGGGGTCTTCCCCCGGAAAGCTTCCGGCATAAATTAATTAAAAAATTAAATAATAACAGGGGATAAAACCTGCGACACCTCGGGCGGTCGCCCTTCGGTTCGGTAATTGCAACAACGGTCTGAATGATGGCCCGCGCACGCTCAATCTGAACAACGTTGCCACGAATGCCAACTGGAACATCGGCGCCTCCGTACTCTATCAATAATGGATGAATGACGCAAATGCAGGTTTTATTCCTACACCACTGACGGTTGAAACACCGTTTATCCGCCATAATTGGTTAGGGGAGTGGAAATAAGTCCGATGCAGGACGAACGATAAAGCGGTCGCACCTATCGTTCGTAGGAGATAGAAGAAAAAATATCTTATAGGAGTAGAGTGAATGCGTCGTAACGACATAAAAATAATTACTGAACAGGGCGTAAAACAATACAAATATCTGTATCAACGCATGCTTGACAAGAGTGTCATAGAGAAAGCTTATCGGAAGTTAAGAAAAGGAAAAACCAAAAGAAAAGAGGTCCAATATATAGATGCTCATTTTGACGATGAAGTCGAGAAGATGCGTCTTATGATTTTAAACACTAAGCCGGTTCCGGTAGAACATCCGGAACTGGCATATAAGCCAAAACGCCGGACTCCGAAGATCATCACGGAGAAGGGCAAGAAAAGAAAGATCTATATGCCGGAGATTCACGAACAGTGGCTGCATCACATCATCATTATAATCCTGGAGCCGATTATAACAGCTACAGCTTATCGCTATTCGTGCGGCAGTTTCCCAAACAGAGGTGCTCATTACGGTAAAAGGCGGATTGAAAGATGGATACGAAAAGGAAAGAACATAAGGAACTTTCTTAAAATTGATATCCGGCATTTCTATGACAGTATTCGTCTGAGCGTCCTCATGAGAGAACTGGCCATAAGGATCAAGGATGATTGGTTTTTGTACATCATAGAAATATGCCTCTGGGGATTTAAGAAAGGCATACCTTTAGGTTTTTACATAAGCCAATGGCTTGCAAACTACATCCTGGAACCGCTGGACAGACTGATAAACAAGACGCTGGGATTCGATATCTTTGAAAGATATATGGATGACATAGTTATTTTTAATGATAACAAAAAGAAACTTCGTGAAGCATTGATTAAGATTATGAAAATGCTTGGACAGCGTTTTAGATTAAAACTAAAACGTAACTATCAAATATGTAAATTCTTATACATAAAAAAGAATGGAAAACCAATAGGACGAGCACTTGATTATATGGGATTTCTGTTCTGCAGAGATAAAACCCTGATGAGAAAGAGCATCATGATTACTGCAACTAGGTTGGCAAAACGACTCGGCAAAGCAAAGAAGTATGACAGAAGGTTCTATGACAAGCATCTAAGAGCAATGATCTCATATGTCGGATGGTTTAATTGTACAGATACATATAACTGCTATCTCGAATACATAAAACCATGCGTGAACATAGGAAAGATAAAGAGAATCATATCAAAAGTAGACAGGAGGAAGGAACATGAAGGATTGGAAAAAGGAACATTGTGCAGTGCAGCCTGAAGAACTGCAGCTCATTGCGGATGGCATCTACATGCAGAGGAGAAATATCCAGAAGGTAGAACACAAAGCAGATGAGTCATCAGGTACAGAAGCATACACAGAATGGGTATGTGAATGCCGCGAGATAAGTGTTGATGACTATCATATGTTGAAAAACATCGAGCAGATCAACACAGCGTCTGCGATAGACGCATACACACAGCAGCTGATTGAGGAGGGATTGTTATGAGAACACTTGTACAGAGCTTAAAGAGACTTTTTAACAAAGGTATCGTGGGAGAAGCGAAAATCCGTTCCATGACGGAAGAGGAAAAGATCACTGCCGCCGAGTATGAATACATCACCGGCAATCCTTACGTGGAGGAGTGATGGTGGAACTAAAAGATAACTTCAAATGTAGATATTACCGCGGCGATGGCAGGTGCGGAAGGGATGCGTGCAGATGTGCACCACAGAAATGCGATAAGCGCTATAGCTGTGTGCATTGCACATCTAACATTATTCCGCTGTCACAGGAGCCGTGTGCATCCTGTTACTTCAAGGACAAGGAAAGCATTAGGCAGTTCGCACTTCAGGCAGAAAAAAAGAAATAAAACCACAATGGGGGAGGAAATAATATGATCAAACAAAAATTATGCACACTAATAGGACTTATGGGAAGTGCTATAGCTTCGATGATGGGGGGATGGTCAGCGGCTTTAACGTATTTAATGCTTGCTATGATCGTTGATTATGTCAGTGGGCTGATTGTCGCAGGTGTTTTTCATAATTCACGAAAAACGAAGAACGGAGCACTTGAAAGCAGGGTAGGCTGGAAAGGCTTATGCAGGAAGGTATTTACGTTGTCGTTCATCGTGGTTGCAAGAGGCATAGATGTTTATCTGGGTGTTGATTATGTGAAAAATGCGGTAATAATTGGGTTTTTCACAAATGAAGTGATTAGCATAGTAGAAAACATGGGGCTTATGGGAGTGCCTATGCCAGCCATTGTGTCCAAAGCAGTAGACCTGCTCACATCTAAATCGAGCGAAAAAAGAGATAATAATAAAAAGATGTGAACATTTATTAAAACAGTGATTAGACGTAAGTCTTAATCATATATAACCATTGACCGCCTGTCACAGCAACGTGACGGGCATTTTTATTAAGGAGGCTAATTATGGCTGTAAAATCAATGAAAATCGTACCAAATGACAAGGGAGTTGATGAGGTAATCAACCCTAAGCACGTAA